ATAAGAGAGAATGAAGGAAATAGTTGGAATAAAGATTATCAAAGAACAGAAGATTGGGAACCAAACAATACAGGTAGATGGCCTGCAAATATTATATTTGACGAAGAGGCGGGACAAGTATTAGACCAACAATCGGGGATTAGTGGTACAGGAAATAAGAAAATAGGTAAAGATAGAAAATCATTTTTTAGAGATGATAATGAAATATTTGGTGGTGGTACAAAAACTTCACAAAGATTAGAAGATTATGGTGATAAAGGTGGTGCAAGTCGTTTCTTCTATTGTCCCAAGGCGTCCAAGAAAGATAGGGAAGATATGAACAATCATCCAACTGTTAAACCAACTGATTTAATGTTATACCTAATCAAAATGGTAACACCAAAAGGAGGAACTGTTCTTGAACCATTTATGGGTTCAGGGTCAACAGGTAAAGCGTGTGTAAGAGGTGGATTTGATTTTATCGGAATTGAAAAGGAAGAGGAGTATTATAATATATCAAAACAAAGAATAGAAAATGAGAGAAGTATCAGGATTGATTACAAGTGAGGACCCAAGTGTTCACTGGCCGTTTTTACCAATAGAAGGAAAGACAATATTGGACTTAGGTTCAGGTATCAACTCAGAATTTACACCAACACCGATGTATTGGGTACAGAATAAAGCTAAGATGGTTTATGGTGTTGACCCATCACAAGACAGTTACAATTGGTACAAACAAAACTTTAACGTCAAGAACTTTATTCAGGTAATGGATTATGTTGATAGACTTGAGAAGTTTGAATTATATTTTAGAGCGGTAAAACCTGATGTTGCAAAGATTGATGTGGAAGGAGCTGAGATTTTTATGATGGGATTGAAACCTGAAACATTAGAAGGTTGTCGTCATATTGGTATAGAATATCACAACCTTAGTTGTCTGTTAGCGTGTGAACATTTGTTTAATGATAATGGATACGATATAAAGTATTATCAATTCCCACACCTTGATATAGATTATCAGGGAGTTATCTATGGACATAAAAAAAGTATAACATATAAACAAAGAACAATTTAATATGTGCAACTGTAAAAAACCTAAGAACGTTGAGGTAGTGGTAACACCAACTCCAACACCTGTACCACAAACACCAGATGAGTTACACGCACAGCAAATAACTGAATGGAATGGTGGAGTACAACCAACAACAAAAGATGGACATAACGATTAATCCAACAAAGCGTCAATCACAAGCTTGGAAATATCTTAATGATAATACAACAAATATAGTTTTATTTGGAGGTTCAGCAGGTGGAGGTAAATCTTGGTTGGGATGTTTATGGATTACAACATTATGTTTACAATATAAAGGAATAAGATGTTTAATTGGTCGTTCAGTATTGACACAATTAAAACTAACAACACTCAATACTTTATTTGATTTGTTATCCACGATGGGATTAAAGTCAGGAGAACACTTCACATTCAACGGACAATCAAACGTACTTACGTTCTATAACAAATCAGAGATTATATTTAAAGACTTAGCTTATAATCCAAGTGACCCTAACTATGACAGTTTAGGTTCTTTGGAGGTATCGGCTTGTTTCATAGATGAGGCTTCTCAAATCACATCACTGGCGTTCAATATCGTTAAGTCACGTATAAGATATAAACTAAATGAATTTAATCTTACACCAAAGGTATTGATGACTTGTAACCCATCAAACAATTGGATTAAGAAAGACTTTTACTTACCACATATACAAGGAACATTAGAAACAAATAAAGTTTTTATACCTTCTTTACCTATGGACAACCCATTTTTGCCACCATCTTATATTGAGATGTTAAAGGAGTTACCTCCACAACAAAGAAGAAGATTATTGGAAGGTGATTGGGATTATTTAGAAGAGAGTGATAGTCTATTTAAGTTTGATGACATATCCAATTCTGTATTTAGATTGGAACCAAATCCAACAGAAAAGAAAGTATTAACATTAGACGTAGCGAGGTTTGGTGATGACAGGTCCGTGGCGTTTGTTTGGATAGGACTGGTGGTCGTTTCTTGTCACGTGTATAGGAAACTATCAACCACAGAATTATATACCGAAATTCAGGACGTAATGAGAGCACACGGAATCCATCCACAGAATGTTATTGTGGATAGTGATGGCGTTGGAGGAGGTATCAGTGATTTACTTAGAGCAACAAACTTTGTGAATAACTCATCACCATTACACGGACAGAACTTTTCCAATTTAAAGTCACAGTGTTACGTGAAACTATCTGATATGTTTAGAGAAGGTAAGATTAGTTTGAATATATTAGAACCTTCTATTATAGAAGACTTGACACAGGAATTACTTGCGGTTAAATTAAAAGATATTGATAAAGATAATAAAGTAGCAGTTCAATCAAAGGATGAAATGAAAAGGACACTTGGTAAATCCCCTGACCTTTCAGATAGTTTGATGATGAGAATGATGACAGAAATAAAATCCCAAAAAAGTACAGGGAGATATATGATAGCAAGAGTATGATAAAATTTAAAATAGACGATGTAAGGTATGAGATACCTGAGTATATTTCAATTGAGAAGTATGTTAAAATATTTAAGGTAAAGGATTTGTTTTCCGATGATTACTTTCAAGCAAAGATTGTAAGTATTGTGTCAGACGCACCTGTTGAAGTTTTATTGGATAGTGATTATAGTCAAATTCAAAAGTTAGCAACCTATGTAATGACACTTATTCCAACTGATAAACCTGAATTTACAAATAGATTTGAATTGGATGGTGTTAAATATGGATTTATTCCTGATTGGAAGGACCTATCCTTTGCTGAGTTTGCTGACTTGGATACTCTATCAACCAAAAAACAGGATGAGATATTGGATTTACTACACATTATTGCATCAATTATGTACCGACCAATTATTGAGGAGAAGAAAAATGGTGACTTTAGGATAGAAAAATATAATGTTGATAGTATGAAAGAACGAGCAGAACTATTCAAAAGAAAGTTAAACGTCAAGTACTTGTTAGGAGCACAGTTTTTTTTTATCAACTTCGCAAACAAATTTTCAAACTATTCCCAGTTGTCTTTGATGCAGAACTTATCGACTTGGGAGAGGATAAAATTGATTTGGTTGATGAGGAAATGGTTAGTGATGAGAACTTTCTCCAAAAAACCTATGGATGGTTTGCAATCGTCAACAGAGTTACTGAAAACGATATTACAAAACACCAAGCTATATACGAAAAAAAATTAATAGAAGTGTTAAATCAATTGTCATTCTTAGTGTCTTTTGAAAAAGAACAAATAAAGTTACAGAAAAAACTAACTAAAACCATTTAATTTATATTTATAATATATGGTCAACTATAAACAGATTATCCAAGATTTAAGTGGAATAGCTTACTATCACAACCAAATCAATTCGTTTGGTTATGGTGACCTGACACAAATCACGATGGATATTGATACCAAACAGGAACCTCTATATACAAAGATGTATGTAGTACCTGGTCAGGTTCAACTTGCACAGAATAGATTATTATATAACTTTTCCATTATTATATTGGACCAAATCAAAGACGATTACTCCAATCAACAGGATGTAATGTCAGATACTTTGGAGATTTGTAAGGATATATTTACAATTCTTTATCAATCATATACAGCTGAGTGGGGTGGTTTCTCACTTGACTATACACCATTATGGAGTCCGAGTGTATCACCATTCTTAGAAAGATTTGAAACGGTATTGGGTGGATGGACAATCAACCTTACAATAGAACAACCGTTTGATTACAATATCTGTGTACTTCCAACATCAGGATATACAATACCGATACCAAGAAGTTACAATCAGATAACATACTACCAAATTATTGAGGATTTTAAAGGATTTTCAAACGCACATCCACAAATTAACTCATTTGGATTTGGTGATATTACACAATTAACGATGGATATTAATACACAACAAAGTCCTATATATACAAAATTATATATAATACCTAGTGACACTGTATTAGACCAAAATCAATTAACATATAATTTCCAAATAATTGTGGCGGATAGACTTAAAGATGATTATTCAAACCAAAAAGACGTGATGAATGATACTTTAGAAATAATGAAAGATGTGTTTACCTTCCTATATTTATCTATACCAGATTTTGAAAGTGAGTGGGACGCAATCGTGGAACCTTTTTTAGAGAGATATGAGGATGTTCTTGCTGGTTGGACTATGACTTTAACAATCACTCAACCATTTGACTACAATAGATGTAACGTTCCTGAAAGACCATTCACAAATAAGAAGTGGTATGAATTAGCAGAACTATGGAACACCATATCTAAAAATTGGAAAGACGTATAACAAAAAAATTATTATAACACTATGGGCTTACTTACCAATCAATATGTATCAGAATCTTATCAGGGTTTATTAAACCTTGCTAATCCTAATACAGGACTAACTACGACATTACAAAGTGTAACTGATGGTTTGGGTGGAACTTCTCCATTACAAATGAGTCGTACACAAATTAATATATCAGGTTCATTAACAATTAATGGTTCACCTGTTGCTGCAACCGACACTGGTTCATTAATGAAAACAGGTAGTGTTGCGGGTGACACATTAACATTTACTAAAGGAGACGGTTCACAATTTAGTTTACAAGTAAGTGTTCCTACAGGTTCATTACCTGCTGGTGTAGTATCAGGTTCACAACAAATAATAGATTTAGGATTCTTACAAACAAGTTCCTTTAATTCATACACAAGTTCAAATGATAGTAAGGTTAACAGTCTTATCGCTAGCACTGGTTCTTATGCTACTACTTCATCGCTTACTTCGTTATCGCAGAGTATAGCTTCAACTGATTTAAGTCAGGATAATAGATTAACTGCGTTAGAAGGTGTTACAGGTTCTATCAATAGAAATGGTTTAATTACCACAGGTTCAATTGGTGGTAATCAATCAATTACAGGTAGTGTAAATGTATCAAATGATATAACAATTCAAGGTAGTGTATTAACAGATAGAATTTCAACTGAAAGTACAAATACATTAACATTAGACCAAAACGCTGGTGGTACTTTAATATTAGGTAATAATGCAGCTACGGCATCGTTAAGAGGTTTATTAAATTTAGATAGTTCTAAAGTAGTTGTTAATACAGGTGATATAGTTGGTGTTACAAATGTAATCAATTTAGATACTGCTGGTGTTTCAATCACAGGTTCAATTGATATTAAAGGTAATATTACCGCAGAAAGTGCTTCATTCACATATGTAAACACAGTTTACGAAACAGCATCGGTAATCTATTCAAGTGGTTCAAATCAATTTGGTGACGCATCAGATGATACACAAACATTATATGGAACAGTTAGATTACCAAATGGACCATTAGATATAACAGGTTCATTAAGAACATCAGGTCAAATTAGAACAGATAATGATTTAATTGTAATAGGTAATGTACAAACAAATAATATTACTAATCCTGGTAGTGCTGGTGATATAGCAATTAATAGTGGTCTTTTTAAAATAAGTTTAAATGGTAATACAGAAGTTACAGGTAATTTAGATGTTAGAAATGGTAATTTAGATTTAACATCTAACAATACAACTATTGATAACAATTTATACTTAACCAATTCTTTAGTTGGTCAATCAAATATAATTAAAGGTTGGGGAGATAATCCAAGTCCTGCGGGACCTGGTTCTGTTCAATCTAATTACACAGGTTCATTAAGAATCACAGGTAGTAACAATATAGTATCATTACCTCAACTTAGAGGAAGTGGATTTGGTGGTGGTACAGATAGTCAGGGATATATTTCAGGTTCAGATAACATCATAGCATCTAACTTTGCGGGTATCTATTTGAACACAGGTTCACAATTATTCCCTAAGACACAAAACAACATATTAGGAAACGGTTCATCTATTGTGATGAATTTTACAACATCATCTTTAGCGGGTGGTCATCCATTTATAACAAATAACTTAATTCAAGGTGGTACAGTAACACTTAATAGTAATAGTGGTTCAATCACATCATTTGGTACAAATATTATTAATGGTGGTGCAGTAGTATCAACACAGAACTTTCCAACAAATGTTAGAACATTAATAACACAAAATAATGTTAACAATACTGTTACATTAAATCATATAAGTAGTTCAATTACTTATCAATCAAATATTAACAACTCACCTGTAACTATCAATAACCATATGAGTAGTTCAGGTATTGCAAATAACTCTTTGTCATTTGCAAACAACGTTGTTCTTGGTGGTTCATCAAATACAGGTGTTGGAGTTTGGGTAAGTGGTTCACAATCATCAAACGCAACAAGAGTAATTACAGATAACTTACTTGGTGGTAGAAACTTAATTGTATCTTCATCACACGTAAGTTCATCAAATTCAAACCTTATATCTTCTTTGATATATGGACAGAACTTAATTGTAAGTGGTAACCACGCATCTGCTGGTGGTTCTACTTTTGTAGGTAGATATAATGACGCTACAACATTACATTCAGCACAAGATATTGTGTTTGCAGTAGGTACAGGTACAGGAACATCTAACAGAAGAACTGGTTTATATGTTACATCAGGTTCTTTGGTTGGTGTGTCAGGTTCATTAGTTGTAACAGGAGCGGTAAATGTATCAGGTGGTATTACAGGTTCTTTAGAAGGAACCGCATCATACGCAACACAAGCGTTGTCAGCATCATACGCACCTGATACAACAAATACAGGAAGTTTAGTTACAAATGTGGCATTAGGATTAGGTAATAATATTGTTGATGTTACAAAAGGTGATGGTTCAACAACCTCATTCACAATTAATAATGTTACTAATGCAACAAGTGCGTCATACGCAATCAACGCAGATACTGCATCATATTATAATGGTTCAGTTGTATCAGCAAGTTTTGCTGAGAATGCTAACACCTCATCTTATGCAAGAGATATATTCCTTGTTGGTAAAAATACAACAGGTGGACAACTTGTACAAGGTACGGTTGTTAGAATTGGTGGTGCAACAGGTGACCAAGCATTAATCGTTACGGCATCTTGGGAAGATGATAATAACTCAGCAAATACATTAGGATTTTTATCTCAGACATTAAATAATGATGAGAGTGGTTCTGTTATTACAAACGGAACATTTATTGGTTTAAACACATCAGGAATGACTGCTGGTGATATTTTATATCTATCATCATCAGGTCAATATACAAATGTTAAACCATTAGCACCATATCACGAAGTAAGATTAGGTCAAGTATTAAGAGTACAACAGAATAATGGTTCTGCGTATGTTCAAATACAAAACGGTTATGAATTGGAAGAACTTCACGATGTGGATATTACAAGTCCTGTAAGTGGTGACCTATTGGTTTATCGTTCAGGTTCTTATGGTCAGTGGGTAAATGAAACAGGTACAGAAATTGGTTTTGCAACAACAGGTTCAAATGTATTTATTGGTAATCAAACAATTACAGGTAGTGTAGATATTAGAAGTGGTAATTTAGATTTATATTCTAACAATACTACTGTTAATACAGATTTATATTTAACCAATTCATTAGCGGGACAATCAAATATGTTCTTTGGTTGGGGTGATAACCCTGCAGCTGGTGGACCATTAGCAACACAAGCTAACTATACAGGTTCATTAAGAGTTACAGGTTCAAATAACATTATATCTTTACCACAAGCAAGAGCAACTGGTTTTGGTGGTGGTGTGGACCTACAAGGTTATATTTCAGGTTCAGGTAATATGATTACT